ATGTTGTAATTTGTGACGTTTTGGTTGTACTCGTTCTGGTAGTCTCTGATGTTTGAGCCTCGACCATAGGCTGTTGTTGGGGACCAAGGATCACCCCCGAACTGACTCTCGTAACGACCTTGAGCTTCTGTAAATCCTGGTATGTCCATTGTGGCTGGTGGTGGAGTAGTACCTGGTCTCCAGCTGTACGCTGATTCAGGTATCCCTCCGGGACTTCCTCCCATCCAGTCTCGGTCAGCCCATCCCCGAGGGTGCTGCCCTGTGGCACGAATGTGATCTATTTCGCTGCCCCAATCACTCGGTGCAGCCCACCAATCTCCCTTTCCACTCTGCCAGTTAAAATCTAACTGCGTGGGTTGGTTTGCGTATATCCAGTCCTTCATCCCAGCAGGCTTACCTTCCCAGTCCCAGAGAGGAGCTGGTTGTGCCCCTTGGGTGTTTCCAGGACTCCTTACGTTAGATCCACCGTAAACCTCGGTGGCATCTCCAGCATAGGGGGCTTCATCTCCCCCCGGCATGATTCCACTGCCCATGTAGCCGCTCATTCCAGGGTCTATGCCTTCTCCTCTAAGGTAGCCAGGAGTAGTCACAGGCTGGTTTTGGCCAAAGAAGTGAGGGTCCCTGTTTGCGGGGCCACTAATATGTCCAAGATCAGTCCTCCCTGTGAGCTGACCTGAAGGGTCATCTTGAGGGCCAACCATGGGAGTACCACCATCGTAACCACCGCCTTGTTCTCCCATCATCGTCCTTAAATGCTGCGGTTGGTTGCCGAAATCAACCTGTTCCCTAAGATCGTTGACAATGCCTCCATGATCTGGAGGACGTGGAGGGACACTGGGGACCACCGGCGGAGGTGGAGTTGGCTCAGCCCAAGGGGAGTCTGGTGGCGGAACTGGGTATGCTATTTCTGGCTGGGGCTGACCTCCCCCCATGATCTGGTCCCCTATCCCTGACTCTGCAAACGGATCACCCCCAGGGTATATCTCTGCGGCTGGCTGTTGGGGAGGAGGAATAGGCTCTGGAATCCCAGAATCAGGAGTAAAATCCGTTCCCCAAGGCTGATACGCTGTATCCATAGGAGGAGGCATCTGGCCCCCTGGTCCCAATTCATTGGGATCTACTGGGCGAATTTGACCCGAATACCCACCCTTTTTCCGTTTTACGTCATGGCCGGGATCAAATGATCCGACGCCGTATCCGCCTTCGTCACCATTCATAATCTTTCCTTACGCTGACCAGTTTCCACTACCGCGTTTACGTCGAACATCACCACCACCAGTCGGTGGAGTTACCCGTGTTGGTTGAGATCCAACTCTCTGACTTTCCTTGCCTTCCCCAAAGGGACGTTCAGGTGAGCCTGGGATCCGATGTTGGCCTCCCTGTGCTCCTCGGAAGAGTTGCTGATCTCCAAAAGGTGTGCCTGAGAAGGAATAGTTGCCTTCTTTATCCCTGTTAATGCCCATCAAGGCGAGTCCTGCATCCATTCGTGCCATAGAGGGATGAGATCCCATGGCTTCTGATGGAGGTGTTGGAGGGCCTGCCGAGTACTCTCCCGGTGTTGCAGCTACTGCCTTTGCTGCTCTTGACCCAAAAGGGTTCGCAACATTCATTCCTCTGCTCATCAACCGTTCATTTGGTCGATAGTGAGCAGGATCAGTCGCACTCAAGGCAACAGGAAATGGGAGCATACCCCCTGTCATTCCTACAGGCTGCTGTAGAGGATCAGGGTCCATCAAAAAGGGAGTCTCAGCTCGCTTTGAGTAGATATTCCCAAGTCGGCCCATACCTTCAGCAGCATGCCAGACCTGATAGCGAGGATCAGTGATTTGTTCATCTACTTCATGGCCTGGAGGGAATCCGTCCTTTCCTACTCCAAATCCTGTAAGGGATTGATCCTCATCTCCCCCAAACAGGCCTCCCAATGAGCGTCCAACGCCCCCAGCCAGATAACCCAGGCCCTTTAGTCCCGCTGAACCCATACCAAACAGGGAAAAAGGCTCAGCCAGGAGTATCTCCTGATTGGCTGCCATATCCTGGAATAACAGTAGAAAATCGAGCATTTTTTATACCTCTTGCAGCCTAAATTATAGCACCTGGAGGGCGATAACCCCCCTAATATCAACGTTATTGGTAATACTGGACGGCCACGAACTGTGGTCTGTCCTGTAGCAGTACAACTTATCCGTGCCCCCGGTGGTGATATACCCTTCCGTATCGACCGACCCTTTGATCACTAAGGGACCTGTGTAGGTCGTCGTCGTCGCTTTCATCCCCTTCGGGAGCTGAATCCTCAGTTCGTTCCCCATCCCCGAGCCAGTTGTCGTGTCTTCCAGGAAGAAGCTCACCATCAGAAACTGGCCGATTTTGATAAATTGATACAGCTTCTGATCTGCGCTGGCGACGGTCCATGTTCCTGAGTTTGCGGTGAAATTTCCCGCCGCGAACGTTACGTCTTGCCATGACTGCTCCTGTTGAATCCGTTGAACTCTGTGTCTCGTATCGGTCAGGGTGAAATACATGGCACGCATGGCCTGTTCTGTCACCACACCTGACTCTTCTCTGACGCGAGCGAAATCAGGGACCGGGAAATCGAGAGGGATATTCGCTCTGGCCATCAGCCTCGACGGGAACTGCCCCTGCCTTTTAGTCTTCGTCTAACTTCATTGAGTTTCCTGACTGCTTCAGGAGAATTGTCCCTCTGATACTTCGAGGGTTTTATCATATTCTCAGGAGGTAATGTCCAGTCTTTGGGGGTTTCGTCCATCATCCTTCTTGCAACTTTTATTTTCTCTGAGCCAAAAAGTTTGTCGTACTTTTCTGGTGTGAGGCCCATCTTTCCCAGTATGCGTGCTTGTTGTCCCTGTTTGAATGCAGCTTGCCGAGCAGCTTCTACTTCATCGACTTCCTTGAAGAGCTTACGCAAAACGAACTGGGCAGCTTTTGCTTTCGACATCAGTCCTGTAACCTCCTGATAGCTCCCGGCAGGATCTGATACCCCAGTGTCATCCCCTCAAGACTCCATGACCCACTCTGTGCGTCATCACTAATCCTGATCCGACACCCCACATCTTCTATATAGTCTCCGTTCGTACCCTCCAGATTGATGATCTTCTGAACAGAGTCAGTCGGCAGTGTGATGTTGCTCTCTGCTGCGGTTTGGATCACACTTCCACTTCCGCTAATCAACTGCATGGAAAACGCGGAAAGAGACTTACTTGCGGCCCCTCGACTCACGGCTTCATCCGAACCGGATCCTGACAGCCATTCAACCGTCAACGTCACATCCTCATCAGCTTCTGCAATGATGTCCAACCAACGATATCTCTTGACCGCTGCCATGAGCTTCTGCGGCGATCGGGTATCCCAGGAGTTATCGGTCCCATAGAGCACTTTCGTGATCCATCTCGCAGGAATGTTTGATCCATCAAAACTATCCCCATCAAAGAACTCATAACAGAACCCACCCTTACTCGATTGGGCTTCTCCTGTGAGGATGACCTGTGTATCACTGGAGGTTTCTACGGTGGTGGAAGAGGCCATGGGCATATCCGGCCACACATACCACACCCCCCATCGATAGTTCCAGACCACTGCCTTCGTACACTCTGTCTGGTCTGAAGTTCCAGGCCAGAACCAGATAATATGTCCACTTTCAATATCATGGACGGCATGGACTTTACTCCGCTGGGCATACAGGAACTCTTTCAGGGTTTCCTTCACGGGAGTAGAAATCACCGTGTCGTTATTCCCATCAAAGACTCGAATATCCCCCAATGGGGTGAAATAGGCCTGCATCACCCGAGGCGTCGTGACCTGGCTTCCACTGGAATCGGTATACACTGCCCCTGCTGGCACCTTGACAACACTTCGATGACTCACAGTCCCAGTCACGGCATTTGATTTCATCCGTGTCCAGTCCATGATGTCGGAAACTATTTGTCCAGTACCTGTAACGGTCCAGATGGAACGCTCACAGAACACAACCAGCATTCCTTCGAAGTCCCCCACCAACCCTGTAACCACATCCCCCGACAGACGTTTGGTCTGTGAAATCGAGGTAGTTGTTAATTCCCACCTGATCGGGGAGACCTGGATCTGACCATTGAACACGTCGGGGGTTGGTATCTGTCCTTCCCCACCAAAGCCGTTGTTTGTGTGGCTCACAAAAATAACTCCCTGCTGGCGGAGCATCTCCATGCTCTGCAATGGACCGATTCACGACAATCGTGAGGTCATCAGTGTTGTCGGTGTACGCAGCCGTTGTGCGTCCATCGATATAGGTCACCAGATAGAATGTCACCCCGGATCCTGTAGTGCGGTAGAGTTCATACCCCACTACATCGGTGTCACTATCTGCTGTCCACTCTAAGCTGCACTGTTCATCCTCACGTTGAAGGGTATTGGAGGTCGTGGAGCCGGGATGACGTGTGCCATCGGCTTCAACACTGACTAACTTCCAGCTATAACTGCCATTCAACAACCCACTCACTTCAGGATCTGGAGCAGCACCAGTCGGTGTAGGAGATTTCGCGGAAGGACCAGCGACAGATAACGTTGACCCATTCCAGGCCCGTGGCGTGACTACTCCATTCGTGAAGAACAACGTGTTATCCACCTGAGCAAAGTCAGGCACACGACCACTGGATTCATCCTCTAAATCTCCCCCAGTAATGAACGTCCAGGCAACTCCATCATTGGTGGAGTACCAGAGTTCATACTCATCTGCGCTATCGCCATCATTCGTTTCAAAGACCCCAATGATCTGTCGATTGGAAATGGCGGCTCCTGTTTGTCTGTACCCTCGCAGGGCACGGACCAGGGTCGCAGCCCCTCCAGTATTGGTGGTCACCGCAGAACTGTTCTGTTTGCTGTATCCCAGGATCTTCTTGGCTCGACCTAACTTGTCAATCCAGAGATTCCTCGATCCACTCGAAGAATAGATCGCGGGAAGAGCGACCGAATGGATCCCCTCTTGTGTTCCCATGAACACGGTGAACGTCTGTGTCTGTATTGGATAGGGCATTAGATTGTGGCGACGTAGAACGCCTCTCCATCGGCTGCGCTGAGTCTGAGAGGTCCGTTGGTTTCAGCGATGGTTTCTCCGTTTTCGAGGGAGATAACTCTATAGGGTCGTGCTTGGACTTCATGTAACGTCACGCCTCCTTTGACTCCTGTCAGGGTCATGGCAAATTTATCTCCCCTCACCGCAGCGAAGGCTCTCGAAACTCCCTCATCAATATCCTCGAAACTCCAGTGTTGCTGGAGGAGGTTTGGGAAGGGATGGGGACCTCCACCGGCTCCTACCCGACAAGACTCCCAATTCGGGAGATCATCAGGGAGCAGGGGAATTACTGTTGAGAGTACCTTCATTAACTGCCCTGATTTAGGGTGCTGTACATAGGGACCACGATCAATGTGAACACCGTAGATGTCATGGTGCGCTGACATCGCACACCCAGCAATGAACGCGGTAATCGGGGCAGAGGCAGCTACGGCTACGTTATCTCCTGACTTATCCCAGCGTTGATGCTCATTGTCCACCGCTAATGGAGGACAACTCCCGATCCGATGTCGGGCATGCCATGGTTGTCTGACCCACCGCCACTCACCCTCTGCAGTATCTGACCTCCGGGGGAAATGAATGGTAGTAACATCAGCAGGACTTCGGGCATAGAGCTGATGGAGTCGTTCCTCCATGTCCTGCCAAGTTGCTGCTGACGGGGCCGAGAGTGCCATAGGAGCACCACAGTGTTCTTTAAAGACCACTCCAGCTTCCCGCACTTCATTATCGGCCCAGTCATTATGTGGATGGTTCCATTCGTTTACGATCTCTACAAGACACACTTTGTTCCGATTATCATTGACCAC